CTTTCATTACTAAAAAGTATTTGTTTTCTGACATTTCCAATACTAGCGCCTAAATAATCATATTTTCTAAAATCAACATATTCTTTTGAGGTACTTTCATATTGAGTGGTAATTTGGTTTCTGATTCCTGTTGGCGTTCCACCTTGTTGTAATTCATTATAAATTAAATCTTTAACGTAATAATCAAAAATATTTGTTACCTCAACAATATACCATTTGTTATATGATTGAAAAATTCTTAAATTAAATTGCTTTAGTAAAAGCTCTAATTGTTGTTTTGCGTTTAATAAAGAAAAGTCTCCAGTCATTTCATCATAACCAAAATCCAACGTTATTAAGTTTTCAAATTCAGTTGTTGTTACTGGGCCAAAAGTTCTGTATTTTATATCTGAGGCAATATAAATATCTAAGTCTAAATCTAAGTTTTGAAGTATTTCGCTAATACGTTCAAGGTTTGTGATATTTATTGGCGCATTGTTGTTATTGTAGCCTATTGTGCTATTGAAATTGTTTAAAGTACCTAAACCATCAAAAGCGTTAAAACTAACCGCAAAAGGAGTTGAAATCATTTTTTCTTTATAACGATCATTAACTAAAAAACCCGACCAATAAATTGCCCAAACATCAGAATCGGAATAGTTATCAATAATACTTTCTAGGCAGTTAATGCTTTCAACTTGTCCGCCGTCTGAAATTACTCGGTCATTGTATTCGTCTGATTGCGTTTGCTTATAATAAACAACTACTTTGTATTCTCTTTCGTCAAACTTATAAAAATCGTCATAAGTTACGTCGTCGGTAACAAATAAATTTAATTGACATTTTGAGCCAATTATAGGATCATAAAAATTGTTAGAGGATTGCCAAGATATTGAAACCGGATTTGCGCCTCCTACCATTGGAAGTACGTCTCCGGTATAATCCTTTTTTAATATTTCAACTTTTTTTCCATATCCTAAAACATCGGAAAACTCTAATCTATATTTTACGCCGTATGCCATTTTTTTATTTTAGTAAACTCTACCCGCCGTTTCGTTTGCTCGTTCTATTGCAATTAAAAGATCCTGACCATCAACTCTAACCTCACCGGTAACGTTTATATTTCCTCTATTGTTTGATTTGCCTATAATAGATTGTAGTTTATTTAAAGGCGCTATAACTTCAGGATTTTGCCTTGCTCCTGGATATTCACCAACCAATCCCATTGTTGGGCCACTAATAATTCCACCATTTGCGAATGCAGTTGCACCTCCGGCAGTATTTCCTCCTGTGTAACTACCTCCACTTCCTCCGCTACCTCGACGACCACCTCCGCCGCCGCCACTACCAATTCTTGCAGCTCCAGCCCTAAACAAACTACCTAATGCAATTAAGGCAACACCCGCAGCAATTGCAACACCAGGTGCTAAAGATTTAAAAGCAACTTTAATTTTTTTCAATGTTATACCTATTCCAATAGCTAATTTTCCTAATTGAATAGCCATCCCTCCAATACTTCCAAGAATAACATTTGATAGTTTACCCGCTAAATTGCCACCTGAAGATATTGCACTTCCTAAAGCAGCCGCCATTCCTGACGCTAAATTTTGCAATCCTCCGGTTATAACTTGTCCAACTCTTTCGTTAAATTGTGCCGTTTGTTGTAATGCGTACAATCTTGCCTCTGCTAACTTGGCTTGTTGCTCTGCCATAACAGTTGGAATTCTTTGTGTATCTGCTGCAATCATATCGCTTACAGGCGTTTGTATTCCCGCACCGGTTACTCCTGATAATGCAGAAGTTGCCATTGGTCTTGTTGAAACACCACCGCCTCCACCAACATCTGTTGTTGCGTCAGTTCCACCTCCGCTAACAGACATTTCAACCGGAACAACAATTTTTGCGATTGTTTTTTGTTGTAAAGATTCATTAAAATTATCTACAACGGAACTACCTAAAATTGAGGCGTCTGTTTTAATTGCATCAAATGCAGCGGTAACATTATTTTTTAGGCCATCTGCTAAGTCTGAAAAGCCTTGAACAATTTTATCTTTATCAAAAGTAAAAACACCCATAATAATATCGCCAATACCCTTAAATAAAGTGATAAAATTATTTGCAAAAGTTTTTATAATAGTTGAAAAAGTAGAAAAAACAAACTTTCCAATTGCTAACATATTCTTAAAATTGGCAATTAAAGAGTTTACTGCTAATTGTATAGGTAAAGAATTATTATATAAGTCAATAAAATAGTTTCCTATTTTTACTAAAGCGGATTTTATACCCGCCCAATTTTTATAAATTACAACTGATATTGCAGTTAATCCGGCAACTATTAAACCAATAGGCCCCATCATAACTGTTAAAGCCGTACCGATAGCCGGAGCCAAAGTAACTAAAGTTCCTAAAACATAAAGTACTGGCCCTAAAGCCGCAGCCACACCCGCAAAAATTACAATTAGTTTTTTTGTTGTTGGACTTAGTTCTGAAAATTTTTGCAATAAGCCGTTGGCAAATGTTACTAATTTAGTAAATACCGGTAATATGATTTGACCAAACTTTGCAGATAGTTCTTTTAAAGATTCCTGAAATATTCTCATTTGGTTTGCAGCACCCCCGCTTGTTCTGCTAAAATCTCCCTGAGCGTTTGAGGTTGCTTCCATTATGAACTTATAACGCAACGCAACTTTTTGCGCTTGTGTCATTGTTTTTATATTGGCGTTCATTCCTCTCTCCATAGCAAAACTTTTTAAGTTTGCCTCAGTCATAACAATACCTAATCTTTTTAAAGATTCTGTTTCTCCGGTAAAAACACCGGCTAATGCGGTTGTTGCCTGATCAATACCTATATTTTTAAAAGACGCTAAATCTCCGGCCAAACCAACTAAAGACGTACTCATATCAGAAGCAGCGCTTTGATTTAATCCCATTGAAGTAGCCATATCTCCAAACAAGGCGGCCATATCCAAGGCGCTACCCTCCGCAATACCGAATTGCTTTAAAGTAGTTTTTGCAAAGTCTTTAACCTCTTTTTTAGATTTACCAAAGGCAACATCTACTTTGTTCATTGATTCTTGAAAATCACTTGCAAATTTAACCGCCGCACCACCTGCAACGGCTAAAGGCAGAGTTAATCTTGTTGTTAATGACTTTCCAACGCTTTGCATTTTTGAGCCAAATTTTGATAATTTAGAACTCGCAGAACTTAGCGCATTTGATAGCTTTGAAGAATCTCCGGTAATATTTATTTTTAAATTTTGTTCAGGCATAGTATTAAATAAGTTGAAACAAAAATACAAAAAAAAAGACGCTTTTATTTTAACGTCTTTTTATTGGTCATTGATTGATATTTTACCATAAAAGCATCCATTTGCTCCTTTGTGGATTTAGGCTCTGCCCTTTTCTTTTTTCTTGCAATATCACTTGGCAATTCAAATAAATCTTCAGGCTTTAACATTTGAGATTTTTTCTCACATTGCACGTTGTGAATCATTACTGCAATATAGCGTGTTTGCTCCCAATTTAAATTTATATTGTTATGATAGTGTTGAGCCATTAAAGCATTTTCTCGCCAGGTTTGCCGCCAAAAATCGTCAGGCTTTATTCCAACTAAACCAATATAATGGTCAGTTAAACTTTCAAAATTTACTTCTTCTTTGACGGCTGACGCTTTCCCTTGGCTTCTGTTTCGCCATTTAAACTATTACCTAAAATTTTAGATTGCAACATTACCTCGACAATTTCATTTATTTTTTCTGCGTCTAATTCATCGAGCCAGGCGCCAACAGTAAATAAATTGTAATCAATTTCGTTTCCTTTTTCTTGATCGTTTGCCAGGATTGCAGAATAAACTAAGGCTCTCAAACCCTTGATTGATATTCCGTTTTGAAAAGCTCCGCCTATTTCGGCTAAACTTATTCCTAATTGCTCGGTAAATTCCGACCAAAAATTCATTGAGAAATGTAGTGTTCTGTTTTTGTTACCAACTTTGATGTCAATGTAACCTCTTTTTTTGTTTGTCATTTTTTAAGGTTTAAAATTAATGTAAAAAAAGCCGTCGCCAAATATTGACGGCGGCCCTGTATAAATAAACTAAAGTTAATTAGTTAGTTGATTTTGTGATTGCTCCTGTAATTGTTAAAGATCCGCTATAAGTTACGGCAGCTTCCATTTCAGCAGACATTTCAACACTTGATAAAAACGCCTCAGCAGTATAAATTGCGTCTCCAGTTTCAGCAGTTCCAAAAACACAAGTTAATTGCGTTCTTGCTAAAAGATAATCAGCCATTTCGATAGCGTTTGCCGTATCGTCATAAACTACTAATCCCTCAAAAGATATTTCACCACCTTTTACGCCTCCGATATACTCAGAAAACCCGTTTGAATCTTTTGTTGTAGCTTCAGGAGTGTCCATTGATAAAGACATTGAACAACTTGTAGTATGCCCAACTGTAGTTCCCTCTACTGTTAAAATTAAGTTAGTTCCGTTAAATACTCCGGTTGTAGCCATTTATATAATTTTTAATGTTATTAATTTTGTGTAAATATACGAAAATATTTAATTATAATTTTACGAGGTTAAAGCAACTAAATCGTCTGTTGATCTAAGTGTATTAAAAACTGCAATTCTATGAATATTAATATTATTCATAGTTGTACTAATATTGTAAATATTGTCAATAATATTTAAAACTCCTGTTGGTGCATTTAGTCCAACACTTGTGCCATTAATATAAACGTAAGTGTTTGACGTATCATAAGCTATTGCCATTTTGCAAAGTGTTCCAGGTTGTAAGGTAAATCCTCCATTTATTAATCCTGATCCACTTATATTGTCGCCAAATATATTTATTAAATTATTTGAATAAGTTTCAAGGCGCATTGAATTACCTCCGGAATGGTCTTTAAATCTTAATAGTTTATTAAACTCTCCGTCTTTACCATTATAAGAAAACCACAATACGAAAGTTGAGGTATTTGCCGGAAAAGTTGTCGAGGTTGAAAAATTAGAACTAAAAGCACCCTCTGTTAATCTTGAAGATGCAGCACCCTCATTTGATTTAATATAAGAAGATGCAAAGCTAGAATTTTCGGCTTGTGCCTGAGCTACATAAATTGTTGCAGCATCGTTACACAAAACCCTTGGAGTAGATCCCGATGCGCTTGTGTGTGAAAACCTTTGCCATTGGTTTGTTAAGGTTACAACTTTTAAATCAGTTGAAACGCATCCAATGCTAACGTCTTGAGTTTCGGCCTCTGTTTTTAAATAAATTGATTGTGTAATTTGTCCGGTTGATGTAACTGCTATCTCAATTCTTGCGTTTGATGTTCCGTCAAAAACAATTTTAGCTCCGTTTTTTGTACCATCAGGCGAAGCAATAAAGTTATCTGTTACAACTGCATTTCCAACGCTAGTCCACTCGCTAAAACTTTCAGAATATGTAATTAAATTTGTAGATTGTGCCTCTAATGCAATATGTGGGCAACCATTAGAAACTCCACTTATTGTTTTATATGAAAGGCTTGGAATGTTTTGTTGTACCTCTGTAATATATCCATTTTGCGCAATTCTATTTTTTAATGAATTTCTTGAAAAAGTAAAATCCCCATCGCCGTTTGTTGGAAATGTAGAATAAATTTTACTTTCCTTTACTCCAGTTGGCTGTAATAAAAAAACAGAATCATTTAAAATAGACATATTTATTTCTTTTTGTGTACTTCGTCAAAATCTTTTAAAACTTTGTTTACCTCTTTTAAATCTTCAAGATGCGTTTTTTTGCTTAGTAGATCTTGTTCTTTTAATTCGTTTTCTAGTTTGTTAAATTTATGCTTTGATATTAATTCCATTATTTTAAAAGGCAATTGAATAAGCAAATAAACAAAACCAACAATTCCAAATAATGTTTTTAAGTTTCCGTCTATATTATTAAAAAAATCAATATTAGAAATTGCTAATATATCCATAAGGTTTAACCCCCATATTGCAAGGCTGAATTTTTCCAAATAACTTAAAAATAATCTTATATTAAACATAACAATTAATAATGTGCAGCAAACAAGGCACAATGGTATAAATAAAATCTTCAACTTCGGGCGTTCCTTTTGCTAAAAAATCGTCATAAATAATTTCCTTTAAAGCTGCTATAACAACAACAATACTAACTGAAATTAATGTGTTGAAAAACAACAATGATAAAAATAAAATACAACTGCCTACAAAGAAGTGTAATAATTTATCTTTTTGAATACTTGTAATTATATCTTTATTTATCATCGTCTCTTTTATAACCATAAAACATATGTGCAGCAGATCCATTTGGATAAACTCTGTATTGTTCTAATTCTAATTCATCTGTACTCATTACGTCATAAGCGTAACCAGGATAATAAATAGGATGCTCTGGGTCTGTTGTCGCTTGTGGATTAATTACTTTTCCAATATTTACAACACCTTTTGTTCCGTTAATATATTGCATTGTTGTAACACCCTCTATTGTTATTTCTTCCCAAACGTTGTTATCTATTAAGACTTGTTTGCCTTGTTGTTCTGTATCAAAAACTAATTTGTATATGTGCATTTTATATTGTTGTTAAAGATTGTAATTCTGCATCTGTTAATGCTTCTTTGTAAACTGCTAGTGCTTTTGTGTTTCCGTAGAAAGGAAAACTACCACTACCTTGGTCAAAGTTTAATTTATCAAGTGTATTTTCTGAATATGTAGAGCCACTTAATTGCTCTGTTTCTTTTATTCCGTTAATCCAAATTGCAAAATCATTTTCTTTATATTTTAAAGCTATTTTATTATAGGCTACAATATCTGATAATGTTATTGTATCATCAAATACATTAGAATTATTAACCCTTACAACAAACTTTACTTTATTAGAGCCAGACGTATAAAATATGTTTACCCTATTACCTATGTTTCCATTCTCTGATAAACTTATAATCCTATTTGTGCCATCATCAGCCAAAGCTGCTATCTCTGCATACAATACACCCTCTGTACTATTTATCAAAGTAGAGTTCC